GGGAAAATTACAAATGACTAAGAAAGAAGCATTTATTAAAATTATTCAGACAGAAATTTTTGATCGAATGGATATTTATACAGAAAACTATCCAGATGAATATGAACTTGCCGCATCTTTTTGGGAAGATTTTAAAGATGGGAAAGTAAAAAACTCAGGAGCTATGACAGAAAATGGTAAGAAGCTACTTTCTTGGATGCAAGAGAATGTAGATACAATGACTAATCTTTTTACATCTAAGGAAGCAGCTGAAGCTCTTTTTACCTCGGGTCGTTCTATCGCTGGCTCTATGCGAAAATTGGTAAATGATGGATACGTTGAAAAGACTGGTAAAGATCCTGTTCAGTATTCTCTTACTGAAGCTGGTAAAAATTATCAGTTTGACAATTAAGAAAAATTTTGTTATAATATAAGAGTAAAAAGTTGATTGACAAGGAGAAATAAATAAATGAAAGCAAACGCAAGATTTATTAACACAGAAAAAATTGAAGGATACGTTTATAGTACAGGCAGTAATTTTAATCAGCTTTCTGAAAGGGTTACTGGAGAAAATTCCAAGAATCCTGGTACTAAGTATATCGCTGGTGATCTTGATGTTGCCGTAGATGACACTGGTCTGAATGTGATTACCATTCACTATACTTATGTAACCGAAACTTACAAGAGTGGTCAGACTAACAACACTTATACCGCACTCAAGAGAATCATTGATAATCCCGATAAGACTTGGGTAAATGGCGGTAAGGATAATGCATTTAAGGTTCAGTGTACTGGAACTTCTATCGCACTTAACGATTTTATCGCAGGTGATGGTTCTAAGGTTGCGGCGATCAGAAATGAAAATGGTTTTTGTTCTATCGTAAATGAACTTGGACCTGAAGCAGAAAGAAATACTTTTACAGCAGATATGCTGATTACAAAGGTAACTCATATTGATGCAGATCCTGAGAAGAATATTGCAAAAGATTTTACAACTGTTAGTGGTGCCATTTTTGGATATGGTCCAGTTCTTCTTCCCGTATCTTTCGTTGTTCGTAACGAAATGGGAATGAATTATTTTGAGAGTCTTGATGCCACCCCTTCTAAGCCCGTTTTCACAAAGGTTTGGGGACGTATTAATTGCATGACTATTAAGATTGAAAGAACTGAAGAGTCTGCATTTGGTGAAGCAGCAGTTCAGACTTATGAGAGAAAGAGTCGTGAATATGTTATTACTGGTACTGCAAAGGTTCCTTATGATTTCGGTGATGAGGAAGTTCTTACTGCAGCAGATGTAAATAAGATGACTCAGGATCGTCAGGTTATGCTGGCAGAAGTTGAAAAGAGATATAATGAGCGTCAGGCTAATAAAGCCGCTGGTGGAGCTAGCTTCAATGCGGCTGCCGCAACAAAGACTGCTCAGGCTGTACCTGAAGGTGGATTTGTATTTTAATAAAAGGGGGATTAATTCTCCCCCTTTCCTTTAAAGAAAGGATATTATAATTATGGCAGATATTGATATTTTTAGTATCCAACCGCATCAGGTAAGTAGAAATTTGCGTGGATACTCAATTTTCTTTTATGGCTAGCCCAAGAGCGGAAAAACGACAACAGCCGCAAAATTTGAAAAAAATCTTCTTTTAGCTTTTGAAAAAGGTTATAACGCTATTCCTGGAGTTATGGCACAGCCAATTAATAACTGGGCAGAATTTAGAAAAGTTCTTCGACAATTAAAAGACCCCAAGGCTAAAGAAATGTTCTATACCATTACTATTGATACGGTAGACATTGCCTACGATTACTGTACAAAGTATATCTGTGATAATGCGCTTCGTTCAGACGGCGGCTATGGAGTGGATAGTATCAGTGACATTCCGTTTGGAAAAGGGTATGGACTTGTATCAAAAGAATTTGATGAATGTCTTCGATCTATTGTTATGATGGATTATGGTCTTATTCTCATTTCTCATGCTACAGATAAAGTTTTTAAAGACGAAGCTGGAAATGAGTATAATAAAATTGTCCCCACTCTTGACAAGAGAGCAAATAATATCGTAGCTAGAATGGCAGATATTATTGGATATTCAAGAATTGTTACTGATAAAGATGGTAATAATTTAACAAAGCTTTTTATGCGTGGAACACCTCGTTATGAAGCAGGCTCAAGATTTAAATATACTCCAGACTATATTGATTTTTCTTATGATAATCTCGTTTCAGCCATTAGTGAAGCTATTGACAAACAGTCTCAAGAGGATGGAAAAGAATTTTTTACAGATAAGAAAAACAATCTCTATGAAGATACAACTAAAGACCTTAATTTTGATGAGCTTATGAAAGGCTGCAATGATCTAATTAAGGAAATGATTGGTAATAATTCTGATGAAGTCTTTAAAGAATTTTATCAGCCTCGAATTGTGCAGATTACTGATCGGTATCTCGGTCGGGGCCAGAAGATGAGCCAGTGCTCTCGTGAGCAGGTTGAAGCTCTCTCTCTGATCTATGATGACCTCCTCTTACTTTCCAAAGAGACGAAATCAG